GGATACTTCTTCTATAGCTACCTTGTCCTGACTAAGGAATGCAGCTACACGAAACTCTAGCTGTGCAAAGTCTGCTTCCATGATCTGTCCACCTTCCCATCGTGATACAAATACTTTCTTTACTGGAAATGTACCACCTCTAGGCATGTTTTGCATGTTAGGATTAGCACCCGACAGCCTACCTGTACCTGTTCTATGCTGTAGTAATTGAACATGTAGCATACCATCGGACTTAATATGTGTAGATATACCTTCAACAAAGCTAGATAAATATGTATCTAGTGCTGATAATCTTCTAACACGTTGCAAGAATACCACAGCATCTTGAAAGTTACGTTCTCTGGCATTTGTCTCTAGCTTTATAAGATTGTCCTTACTTGTACTAAATCCATGTGCGCTTACCCAATCAGGGTTAGGAGCTATAAACTTCAAACCTGCTATCTCTTTAGTATCTGTAAATAAATAACCTTCGGCCTTACACTCTAAACACTTACTAGTATTAACAAAAGGCTTACCATTCTTTTTAGTTCTACGTACCTTACCTGTACCCTTACAACTAGTACACTGTCTTGCCTTCTGTTTATATAACACAGATGATTTGTTTTTTATAACTGATTTAAACTCTGAGTCAGTAAATCTAGGTTCAAACGAGTTAGCCCACATAGGTTTGTCATGTGGCTTTCTACTATATATAATCCACGATAATTGTTCAGGACTATTTAGATTAATTGGTCTATCTCCCATCAATTCATGCACTTGAGACTGTAATTTTGTTAATAACTCCTGTTTTTCCTGTTCAAACTCCTTACGTACCTCTTCTAATGTATCTGTATTAACATTAAAACCTCTCTGATATATACGTGCAAGCTGTACACATATCTGATTAGTTAATTTAGTAGTAGATTCTAATCCTTTATCTTCTTGGCTTAGTTTGTAGTCTAACTTCTTATATAATTCCATAGTTGCATGTAAATCTGCTGATAAATACTGTGATAACTCTGCGTGAGGTATATCTCTAGTTGTATATCCCTTATTAAAGTAATCTTTTAGTGTACCCATCTTCTGTGTATCACACTTATATCTTTCGGCTAGATATTCAAGGCTTAAAGGTTCTTTCTGTCCTCTTTGTATGATGTATGCACCTAACATGGTATCAAATATCTCACCATTGTAGGTAAAACCTGACTCCCATAGCCATGTTAAGTCATGCACTGCATTCTGCATCACCAAGAGGTGGGTATCATCCAGAATGTTCTGGACAATACTTCCACCCTCAGTGGTAGGTTGTTGCTCACTGTGATCAAACGTAATAATATTTTCTCCAGAGTGATTTAACATGCCTACCATAGTCAATGAGTTTTCTGATTCAAAAGGATCAAGCATAAGCTTATTGTTACGTTTAATAGTAGTATTTTCTACATCTAAAACTGTTACAACTTTCATTTCATTTCCTCTATCTTTACCACAATATAACTATCAAGTATATCTCGTACCATTTGTGGGCCATGAGCAAACAAAGTTATACTTTCTGTATCATGCTCTGCATTTATCTCATACTCCACGTAGTATTTAATCCTTGGTGATTTTAACATCATGTAACTTCTCCTCATGTCTTTCCATATATTTAACAGCATTCTTTATTGTTGTCAAGTCATCTCTAAATCCACCTAAACCATCGTTACAGTGTTTACATATGTATCCACGAAACGTATCTGTATCGTGGCAATGATCTAACACCCATGTACCTAAAAGTTTTTGATTGTATTTATTAACCTCATCTATCTTTCTTATACAAATAGGACATGCATAGTCTTTATCCTGTGGGTATATATTTTTCTTTCTTAGGTCAGAAATTACTCGCCTATGCCCAGAACTACATGATTTACATGTTCTCTTTACTTCTGCATTCTCTGTATTCTTATAACTCATTTGTTGAAAGTTACTGAGTGGCTGTCTTATATCACATTTTATACATACATAACCATCCTCATTAATCTCTTGGACAATTTCTAAGTCAAACAACTCACCCTGACTCATACTTCGTACCTTGCTGTCCTGTAGTTCAGTTCACAATGAACTATACCATGCCACCCTGATAGTTTATTCTTTACTACGTTTAGGTGACGCTGTGTATCCTCTTCTTCCTGACCTTCTACAGGTGGATTCTTTGCTATGAGTATCATTAGGTCAGCTTCAGCAGCTTTACCTGTACGTGATCCTTCCATCATAGCCTGATTCAATACAACCTTGTTCTCTGCATCAGCAGATAGCTGTGACATATAAAAGATAGCACATTCATGTTGCTTGGCTATCTGTCGTGCATGTATTGCATTTGCCTTGAGTGCTTCATCTGCTCTGGCAAACCCTTGTGTCCTAGCAAACTTATCACCCATATCTAGAATCACTACATCAGGTTTATATGACTTACAGATACTTTCTACCCATGCCATGTCTCGTCCTGTCGCATCTTTTACTTTTATGTTATCACTAATGTGTTGATATATATCTCTGGCCTTACTTGGATTACTTTTAACTTCCTGCATGGTCATACCTGTAGCTGCTGTAAGATATCTAGCACCAACACGATGTGTACCTTCTTCGTTACACAACACAATACACTTCGCTCCTTGCTGTGCAAAACCATTCGGCCCTGCCACTAAACTCGCATGGAAAGATGTCTTACCTGTGTTAGGTCTCGCACCTATCTCAATCAAGTGTCCTTCATTCACACCTTCTATCTTACGTGTAAGAGTCGGTATGTTAAATGTCCACTGTGCTTCCAGATCATTCTTAGCAAGTAATGTTTCAATATCCATGTCATCCCACTCAATGTTTAGGTCAGGCGTAAAGTCATCACCATACTGTTCAAGTATATTTCGGATTGGCTCAAGATTATACATACTACCATTGACCATTTCAAAACCAATGTTGGCTATGTCTTCTCCAACTACTTGTTGAAACAGTTTAGACAACACTTCCTGTGCCACATCGCCACCCATAGGTGATTCTTTCTTGACTTGGTTAAACAACGAACTGTAAGCATTCTTTTGTGCTGTTGTTAACTGTGCATTATTTGACATAAATAATGCCTCAACTTCAGCAGGTGTTACAGTACGTTCGTATCTCTCCATAGCTGCATCTATGGTATGTTTAATTTTACGTACATCTTTACTGAACAAACGATCTGGGCAACGTGCGCCACGATGATCATCATAAAAGCCTCTGTCCATGAGGCTACGTATTAAAGATAGTTCCATTTTATACTCCTAATGCTGTTAGTTTTTCAATGTCGTTAGGTTTTTTATATTTTAGATCGTCAGTTAGTCGTAAGGCAAGTACATTATTTACATAGCCTCGTAGTTCTTTCGTAAATTGTAGCGTCTTTGGTAGTGCGTCAGGGTCAAGAGCTATTATTGCTGTTGAGAACTGTGATAAGAACCTCTTGTGTCCTTCGGATAGGGATGTACCCAACACAGCGACCCCGACATATACATCACCACCTACAAATGCAGCACTTATACAGTCCTCAACAACTACAGCGACTTTACCATTACCATGACTATAAGGCAAGTCGCTTTTACCATATCGTTTCCATTTTGGTAGTCTATGTGTGATACTTCTGCCACTAGCATCTATCATCACACCCGATTTAACCACAGGAAATACGACACGATTCTCCTTTACATCATACAACAAACCCAACTCATCAGGATCTAAATCCCACTCAGTACAGAATGGTTCTATAGCTTGATTATCTTTTACTAACCATTCGGGCTTACTAAATTGTACTTCTTCTACTTCTCTAGTTGTACGACTAAAGTATTCACGTATATCATTCTTACTTAGTTGTACCTTTATTCTTCCACCTTTGTGTAAGTTACAGCTATTTCTATAACACCTATACAATACAGTACCCATGTCATTTGTAACTGAGAACTCTCTCTTATTACAAGAAGGACACTTAACTCTTACACTTTCTCCCACTGTAAGTGATAAATCATTTATATAATTATTTACATTCATAGTGTATCACTTTCTTTGTTACTACTTCGTAGATTTTAAACTATCTGTTCTCTGTGTCAAGGCATTATTTGCACTGAGATATGTATGTTTCATATATGGTTGCACAGAAGACACATGTGTATGTCCTGTCACTGCCATTACTTGTGGCAATGGTACTCCTGCATCCACCATTTGTGTCACTCCTGTCCTTCTCAAGTCCATTAATCTTAGTGTCTCAGGTAACATGGCTTCACGCATGATAGCCCTTCCATTTTTAGATAGTCGCTCTAAAGGATAGGGTCTAAACACACCCTGTATGGGGCTAGGATGAGGTGCTACGTACCTTTGAAAGCCGAAGTCTTTGTGTTGATCTTCTAACATGCCCAATAAGTCCTCTGAAATGGGTAAAAATACCTCTGCTCTACGCTTACTTTGTTCAAGGTGTAACTGCTTATCTTCCCAGTGTATATTATCCCATTCTAGTGTCCTCATGTCACCTAATCTTTGACACCATTCATATGCCATTTGTATAATCAGACCAACATTACGATACTGAAACTTAGAATATGCAACATCAAGAAATTTACGTACATTATCCTCTGTCCATACAACCTTTCTCTTTTTTACTGCCTTACGTTTTATATTAGAGAATGGATTTAGTATGGCGTGTTCCATCTCAATCGCATAATTAAATACACGTGATGCACAGGTAGCTGTGTGATTTGCAAGGCTCACACCACGCAAAACCCACTCTTCATATATACCCTTGGCAACCTTTGTTGTTACATTTTTATATTTAACTGTGCCAATTTTGTCACACACTATACTTAGGAAGTATTTGTAATCCACTTTAGTTGTATCACGTAACATATTGAAATCATTAGACATATAGTATAACTCAATCAAATCTTTTACTGTACTCTTTTCTGTGATTACAAATACCTGCGACTGTGTGTCACGCCACTCATCTATTGCCTTGTTGTCTTCACGTACAAGTTTACGCACCTCTTGCAGGTCAGTGCCAAAGGTTTTTCTGGTCACTACACCTGCATCAACAAGGTTTTGAGGTGGGTTGTAACGATACTCCCCACTCTCTCTTTTTTGTACATATCTTGGTAGTTTAATCATGCTACCTCAAGAAACTGTGGTGTACTGATCCACTTGGATACTTCTTGCTCACGTGCAAACATACTCACAGCCTGTGTATCATTACCTGTATTACGTAGGCTGAAACCATTACGCTCGTCAGCATAGGAAGCATAGTTAGTGAACGCACTGTACAATGCGAACTTATTGTGACCACGTACACCTGCCTCTTGCATATACAACTCATACATCTTCTTAGCTTTACGCTCTGACTTGATGATGTCCTCAAGCAATTTGTTTACACTCACATATGTCAGGTCAGTGTCAGCCCATAGCTGTAGCTTCTTACCTTGAGTATCAAAGTCTGTCTTAGCTTTGGTCAACTCATGCTGAAAGCCTGACAGTGTGAAGCCTGATGTATTCTTCTTACGCACCTTGTCGTAATCACCAGTGATCATACCATTCGTGCAGAAGAAATCTATTGCACCAAACCATGTGGCAGGTGAGGCTGTACCATCTATACCATGCACAGCTATCAATCTCTGTGATATTTCAGTGGCATGTTTAGTTGTATGAATAGTTGTCTTGATCTTAGGTAATGTGACATCAAGCATAGTCCATCCATTGTTACGTGCTGACTTAAAGTTTACACTCGCATCCTCTAGGTCAGATGCAGGTAGGTCATTGGACATTACATCCCATACACTACGATAGAAATCACCATGACTTCTAGCTGTAGCACCTTCACCTATGATTGCAATAGGCTTACCTGTCTGCGTGTTGATGACATACTTCTTATCTGCAACTCTGGTAGGTTCAAAGTCTACATCAAAGTCTAGGTCATATGGTACGTCTAGTTCTTTTGTTAAATCAAATGGCATTATATATTCTCCTTTGTTATGGCAACTGTGCCTTTGTTATATCACTACTTGATGATACAAGATAGCAATAAATTTCTTTTGTTATATCTGTGTGGCTACTATGCAACAGCTTGCAACCATTCAGGCATGGCTCTGTTCTTGTTCCATCTAGCAAAGCCCATCTTGTCACGCTTGTAGAATGCACGATAGGCTTCAACAGGATAGTTCTCCTCTGTCTTACAGTCATCATGCCCACTAAAACACTGAGGGTGTGGTGTCATACCACCTTCTGGTATATACTTTGTACCTTTGAACAAAGCAAGTGCATGCTTACCTGCACCATGATTCTTACCATACCTGTGGGTATATTCATTCAACATACTCTGGTAGGTCAGCCAAGCAAAGGCATAGTTAGCACGTGTCTCCATTGCCCACAGTGTACATGGATGCTTCTGATGTACTGGTTTGTACAACTCATTCTCCTCTGCATACTCTGGTGCGTGATGCCACAGGCTAGTGCATAGCATCTGTGCTTCTTCTAGTGGCATCTTCACTACGTGTTGGTCACACAACGCCTTAGCTATAGCGTCAGGGTGGTAGTCTACTATAAATCTATTCATAGTCGTCCTCCTCTATTTCTATTATGTTAATATCACCTTGTCTGTAATCACCTTGATATGTTTTCCAATACCCTTGGCTTACAGCCCTACCATAGGCTTCTTCATATGTGTTTGCATTAACTTTAGCTACCTGATTAGTCAGGTAAGTTCTTGTCACTTCGTATCTAGGCATCTTCATCCTCCTATCGTGGATAGTATACGTCCACATGGCTCTTACATTTAGGACAGGACAGGTTAGTAACCATGATGTAGTCTTCTTCATCTTCTAAGTCATGGTCACCACCCCAGATTAATTCAGTTTGGCAATGCCAACAGTTCATCCTGTTAACTCCTTTACTAAAAAATATAGTGTCACTAAAGTTGCTATTACTAGTATTGTTATTAGTCTTCTATATGTTAGTTTCATTTTGATACTCCTCTCTATTTAACTGTTGACAATATTCTCTTGCTTCTTTTAAGTTATTAAAATCATAAGATGTTCCTCTAGTGAAACAATCACCATCACTGACTTGGTATTCTATTGTGTCACCCAAAGGTGTTGTACCCTCTATAACTCTCCATACTTCTTTAGTCATCTTGATACTCCTCTTCTTTTCTTTGATACCATTCGTATGCCTCCCAATTAATTTGTTTACCTATGTCATCTAACATTTCAGAGTATCTTTCTTCACACTCATACTCAGACAAATCATTTTCTTCAGCTTCCTCATCAGCCCATTGGCGTATTGTCTTATATATTAATTGTATCAGTTGATCTTCACTCATCTTGATACTCCTCTTTTAGTCGTTCTAATACATGTATAGCTGTATGGATATGTCCTGTGCCACGATCTCTTATCTTCGTAGATAGCACAGAGATTA